AGCTGCTTCTCTTGCAATTCCCATGTGAACTGCGACAGAAGCTGTCATATCTGCGTCTGTGCAAGCCATAACCATATTACCCGGAGCTGCTGTCTTTACATATGCGTTTACTGCTATTGCTCCCGAAGCTAACAATTCATACATTGCTCCTTTGTCTGCTGTAATAGATGTGTCAGTATTAAATTCCGAGTCAGTAGATTCATTAACATCTGCGTGTGCGAATCCTACAAATGGGTCTCCTGTTCCCGTAGAAGCCGAAGCTGTGTGTGGGTCTGCATTCTTCAAATAAGTCCCCTTTGCTATCCCTGTTGATGTTGCACAGGTATACCTTCTAGAAACTAAAATCTTGTTGTCCCTTAATACTGCTTCGTTTGTCATATAATCGCTTAATCGAATAACTATTTAAACTTATCGGAATTTACCCTCTTTCCATAATTGATACAATTTGATAGAAATTGCTATAAAAACATAAATTCTTAATTCCCATATCATAATAACTCGTAGGTATAACCATTAACTTCTCCGACCTTATCCTTTTTAATCCCTATTGTATGAATCCCTACTCCCTTGATTATACAATTTGCTCCTCCTCTCTCAAATTCCGCAGTCGTGAATGTTGGAGGGATTTTTTTTGCTTTCTTTAATATCTTCTTTGTTATTTTCTTACATCCAAAAATCTTTCTTAATGCTGCGTGTCTCAAACTCAATCCTATCCTACCGAATCCATAACTTGTATTATTAATAATTCCGAAGAATGAACAAACCTCTGCTAGTGCTTCTTTAGGAAATATATATTCAAACGCTCCCAATACTGATGGTCTTAATGCTCCTTGAACTAAAATAGTTTCTTCCTTCTTTGTCTTGTTATTAATTCTTCTTAACTTCCAATATGCCGCCTGTGCATGTGCCTTCCACATTTCGACCTGTTCAAATTTTCCTCTGGCGTATAGATATAAGTGCATTATTTCTTCTTCATCTCTTTAGTTATAGCTTTACTAAATCTTTTTTCAAAAGCCTTCTTATAATAATTATTCAGAATCTTAAAATCTGTTTTACTTCTTAATTTTTTCTTAACTTTATAACCATCTAGAAATCCCGCTTTGTATAATTCTATAAAAGCCTTTGCTTCATCAACTACTTTCTTCTTAGCGAAAAGCATTTACAATACCATCCGCTTCTTTTTTTGCGTCTGCTTCTAATTTTTCTACTGATGATAGTTCGGGTTCGCCAGCGCTCGATTTTCCGCCAAGTGCGATTTTAGCTTTAAGTTCTTCCCCTCGTAATAGTTCCGCTTCAACTTTATCATTAGCTGCTTTAAGCGCTTCATAATTCTCAGTAACTTTTTCAACTGGCGTAACGTCTGTATTAGTTTCTTCTCCTTCCTTGTTACTCTCATCGGTTGTTTCATCGGACATATAAATATAGCGTAACGGTCTTTATAAATCTTTCTAATTCGTGTATGCTGTTTTTTCTAATTCATTTGCCTTTGCTTTATTATCTTCTCCACCTAACCCTCTTAGTCTCCAAACTTCCTGCATTATTTCTACATCTGCCAATTTCTCTGCGTCGTTATCTGCTTTAATTTTATCATATCTTGCTGTATCTTCTTCTTGTGCTGCAACATCTCTTTCCCTTGCTGCTTCATCTGATTCCCTTCTTTCCTTCGCAAAATCACTTTCCCCTTGTTCTTCAATCCTTAATTGTTCTTCCTTTATCTTTTGAGCTTCTTTCATATTTACCTCACTCGTTTTTGCTGCCGCTTCAAATTTTGCCCACTCACTTTCTAAAAATCCAATTATTGGTTTCCCTGCTGTAATATTTAATGTTTCTTGTATCATCGCGTCAATCTCCTCAACTGATTCCCAGTCCCCATTCTTTAATGCTGTGTTTTGGTTTATTCCTAATGTTGTTAATGCGTCTCCTTTTTCATTCTGCCCCCAAAATAAAGAGGTGTATAAAACCGACCCTAGTATTGCTAAATGTAGTCTTGGGTCTTTTGTAGTTGCTGCTAATTTTTGTAAATATGTTTTTTTCAGTAAAAAGTTTTTTGCGTTGTTTGCAACACTTGACCATCTTCCGTTTCTTACTGCTGTGTTTGCTATATTGGATATTGATGATTTAACTCCATTAACAGTTATTGTCGCTCCCGGTGTTGGTGTGTGTGTTAGTAATTTTGTTGCTGCTGCCTGTGTTGTCCTTCCAAATAATAATGACGCTGCTGCTCCTATTCCCCCTGCCCCTATTGCTACTGCTCCAAATCCTAACGCTCCGCCAATTACTGCTCCTGTTCCCAATGCCTTTAATTTATCGCCTGTTGTGAATTCTTCATCTTCCCTTTGTCCTTGTTGTGTTAAATCAATAACTCCTTCTTCGTTTGGTGCTTGTAATCCTTCTTTCTTCTCTTGAGGTTCTATTGGTTCCCCAATCTCTTGAGGTTCTATTGGTTCCCCAATCTCTCCCCTATCTTTTACTTTTCCCGATTTAATATCTGACTTTCGTTTCTTGTTGATTCTTTTATTTCTCTCAACACTTTTCTTATCAATCCTTTTCTTGATTGTTGCTTCACTCTCTGTCTGCTTGGTTTCCTTCCGAGTTCTCTTAACTTCATCAAACTCTTTCTTTGCCCTTGCCCTCCCCGCTGCTGTTGATAAATCTGTATGTCCCATTATAATTTTTTAATAACCTCCTTCATTATTTCAGTATTGTTCTTAATTACTTTCTCAGTTCTTATCATAAACCATAAAACCATAACAATCGGAAAACCGAAGTTTGATAGTAAGGCTACATAATCCTCCATCATTGACCCGACCCCGCAGTAGTTTCTGATGGTTTAGATTCTGTCATGTCTCCGTCTTTCTTATTGTCTGATAATAATTCATTCTCCAAACTTACAGGGAACTCTAATTCAATTACTATATTAAGTTGTGATAAACATTGCTCCTCTATGAATAGTTGTTCTTCTTCTATATTCTGTTGAAAAGCGAGGTAAGCGATTTTAGCCGACGCTTCGGTAAACTCGCCACTCCCGCCCAAGATGATTTGCGGCACGCCCACCGCTTCGTAGAAAAAGTCTCCTTGTGCGTCAATCCATGTCTTAGGGTCTAGAGTTGCATTTGGCGCTACGGTTACTAATTCACTCTCCGATACATCAAACGGTTCATAAATATTCTGTGTCTTTGTAGCAGTTATTAAATCCATCTTCGCCTTATATGCTGCAATCTCTACTGCGTCATCTGTCTTTAATTTGAACTTCCATCTAGGGAATACATTATTATGCATTACAGTTTTATAATCATCAATCGCTTCATTCCTAGCAAGAATAATATTCTCGACGCTGTCGATAACTGATACTCCGTGCACTTGGTCTGCTATTCTATTCCGTGCAAGATGAAATATCTCCTCGGGTTTAAATTCTTCGTCTTTTTCTGTCTTTGTAGTTGCTACCTTGTATTTTATTAGCATTCCTTTCTTATCTGTTACTATCTTAACTTTTCCCGGATTCAAACATTTAAGATTAATTAGGTTTCCTTCATCATCCCGAATAATCTCTGCGAATGAATCTCCCCCAATATAGTATGTTCTAATCATATTCTCTAGGATTGTGTTGAATGTGTCCATTCCATTTCCTCTTATTGTGTCTATTATAAATCTTGTTTGAACATCGCTCTTTATTCCCTTTCCAATAGTCCATGTAGCTTTGGCGTTGATTGTTGCGTTCAGTTCTGCTATTGTTGTAAAGTAACCATATTGTTGTGTCCACTTAACATTTTGCCACTCTGTTTCTTTCTGTGATGTAGTTCCGTCTGTGTCCGCAGTATCTACCGAGAAGTCATCAATTACATTATCGCTGCTTCCTGCTATTGTGTTTGCTATATCAAATTCTCCCATTATAAGTTAATTTCTAGTGGTATGTTTATTTGCATTGCTGTAATTTGGTTTTCTGTTGTTGGTGTAAATTCTATTCCGTCTCTGTTTTGAGGGTCTTGTCCCCATATTACTGCTCCTGTTCCTGGTGCCCCCCATCCGTCAGCCCAACATTCAACCGATAATCTAAAATTATCTCCTTTCTTAAAATGTGTTTTTGTTAAGTCTAAAAGAAGTGTTGTTGTTTCTTTTGTAAATGTTCCTGCTGCCCCTGAATCTAAAATACCTGTTTTTCCCGTTCCTATAATTGTCTCTACCCCTCCACTAACTTTCATTAGTTTTATTAATAAATATGCTCTGCTTGCTCCTGCTGGATATCCTTTCCACCCCCAACTTAAACTTACCATCCCCGTCCCTTTCGCTGTTAGTGGAAGATTTAAAATTGTCATATTGTAGTTTTTTTCTACTTCTAATGCATAACCCCCTGTTGCAGCTACTGCTGTTTCAATCTCTATTTCATCTGAGTAAAATTTTGTAGATTGTAGTGTATATATTGATGCTGCGCTATCATCCAATCCTATCCCCGCGTAGTATGTTATGGTTCCAGTTCCTTCAACTATATTTATAAAACTATAACTTGCTATTGTTTTTTCTCCTCGTATTCCGAATGTATCAGGTATTACCATGGCATTTCCTGTCCGAATGGGACTGATTGCATTTCCCTAAGGCTTGCTTCATTTATATTTATACCATCACAAAAAATCTCTCCTATGATACGACCAAATTTTCCCACTCTGTTATATGGATTTACTTTAACATAAACTTCTTTTCCAAGGACTATTGATTTTAACCAATCTCTACTCTCTGCCCCTCCTGCATTCATTTCCGGAGCGTTTGTGTTGGAAAATCTTATTGGAAAATTAAAATCTCTCTCACTCCATTTAACTGTTATAGTATCTCCGTCGTGGACTTTCTCAACCCGTGCTATAAACCCTTCATTTATTTGTTTGTGTGGAGAATCGAAATAGTAGAATTGCATTTGGTTATTTGTCAGTTCCGGGTAATCTTTAAAGTTATGCATTTTTAATAAAGGTCTTCCTTGCCGAATCTTTTAAGGACATAAGTCCTCGATTGATTGAGTTGTTTAATATATTAATCATAGCAATCGCTTCATCTCTCGATGTGTAACCGCTCATATCAGATAATATAACCATAACGGCGCACATTGAAGCTCCGACATCTGTTAGTATTCCCTGAACATCTTCATTAAGTCCTGCTGTTACTGCGTCTGACCAGTTGTATAGTGTCATGGCGTTGATTGTTGCTTCAATATTTAGAACATAAATATCAGTTGCAGCGACTGCCTTTGATGTTGTGTTTGCGTTAATTCCTGCTCTTGCTTGAATATCTGCGTTTTTAACATAAATTCCTAAGTCTGCCATGATATTAACAGAAAGCCATTATATTTAATCCTTTGCATTTTACTAACCATGTCGCTCTTTTTAATGCTTCTACTATATGGTCGTATTTACCATGAATTTTAATGTTTTTAGTGTCTTTCTCGACGACATATTGGATTGAAGTTAAACCCCTTATGAGTTCATCGTTCTTTGATGAGAATTTGATAAGTCCTTGTTCCATCATAATCTTTAGATTGCTATACATTTCAATACCTTGTAATTGCTTAGTCCGTCCTTCCGCGTCAATCTCTCTTTTAGCGTTATTTAGTCCTACTGCCTTCCGTTTGAGGGAGTTGTGTGTAAGCATATAGTCTAGGATTGGAGAACCTAACCCCCCATCATCTACTCCTATCTTCTTGTAATTAAACTGTTCGTTTAGGCGAATAACTTTATTAACTGTTTCCCATGCCCTTTGGTCTTCTGTTGTTTCTGTTAAAAATACATAACTCACTTTTCCGAGATTCTCTACCGATGTAAATGCGTTAGGGTCTCCACCATGCCCCGCGAAGTCCACACCCAAGAAGTTCCTCGCATTTGATAATCTATCCTCACTAAAACACTCTTCTATTAGTTCCCTACTGAAGAATTGTTGTAATGAATCTAAAAACTCTGCTTCATACTCTTGGCAATACTCTAATTTTGTCATCCTCTTACTCTCCTGCACCAAAAATTCATCCGTGATACGCGGGCAATCCTTAGACATTATATGGATTTTATGAAAGTCGTCAGATTGGAAACAATCATAGAAGAAGCCTTCATTGCCACGCGGAGTAGAAAGTAAATCCAAAGTCCCACCAGTAGTAGCCAACATAGGACGAATAGCCACAAAGACAGCGTCTGGGATGTAATGAGCTTCATCAGCAACCAATTTATCAACAGTAAAGCCCCTAAGTCCATAACCAGTTTGACCTGCGGGTTCCGCCATAATTTTACTACCATTTTTTAATTCTATTTTATGAAATGTAGGTCTCCCTTTAATTTGATTCTTAGCGAGTCCCATGATTTGCGCCTTAACCTTCTCGAGTAACTCGACGGATTGCCTATCAACGGACGCAATAATGAGAGTGGAGGTCTTTGGGTTAAGAAGGGCGAATAACGCAACTCTAAGAGATTCCGCAAAACTCTTTCCCGATTGCCTTCCCGCTCTGACAACTGTGTTCCCTTTATGTTGTATGTATTCTTTTTGCCAATCATCGAGTTTTATCTCCAGTATTTTCTCTGCATAATCTACCGCATTGGGGGCATTCCATAAGTGCTCCGTCTCCTTCTTTAAGGGTGAGGACTTTTGTAATTTCTTGATGTATTCTCCAGTTGTCTTTAATGAGGTTTTCGAGGAGTTGGATTTTTTCTTCATTTTTCATCTAAAAATTCCTTCTTTAATTGTCTTTTGTTCATTGGTGCGTGTTTATCCCCATATAGAAAATCTTTAATACATTCAGATTTCCCTTTCAAAAATAATATCATATATTCCGCAAATAAATCTTTCCACTCATTTATTAGATGTTTGTGGTGTTTTTGAATTATTGCTTTAAATACGATTTTTTGTGTATCTTCAACTCTTTTCATAACATCTTCCCATCCCTTAGATTGAATCCTTAGATGGAAAGGCATTTTTTCTATTTTCTGAATTTCCAACATTCTCTCTCTAGCTAAATCATCCCTTTTCTCTAAATCTTTCATTCTATTATTCATATCTTCAATTCTTCCCATTTCTCAACTCCTCTATTTTCTTTTCTGTTTGTTTTTTTAATTTTGCAATTTTAATCTCTGCTTTTAATTGTTCTTTATTCATTTGCATAACATCATCTCTATCAAAATATTCTCTTAGAATTTTATTAATCAATTCTGACCTGTTTCCTTTTTCTGATAGTTTTTTAACTAAATCTTCCTCGATTGTGAATGTTCTTGCGATTCTCATACATATTATCTAAATATGTATACTATTTAAATGTATCTAATTTAGCTTAGCTTAGCTCCCGACAGCTAATTTAACTTAGGGGAAAAAACATACATACATACATACATACATATGTATGATTATTTATTATTATAATTCCTAAAAGTTTCATGTGCTCCATAGGAAATATAATATTTTCTCTTGGGACCTACATACATAAAAAAAAACAAACAACCAATAATCGCATAACAACATAACACATCATAAACACTAAG